ATCCATCATGTGTGAGATTTTCGCTCTGGATTGTCCCGTCTTTGTTTGATAAGCATTGATGATACTTTCTTTTACTTCGCTTAAGAGATTAATTCCCACCTGAAGATCCGCCACCTCTCCGGCAATAAGCATGGCAGGATTATGAATCATAATTACTGATAGAGGAGAAACACATACCTCATCTCCTGCCATGGCAATTACAGAAGCCGCACTAGCTGCTAGACCGTCAATATGAACACTGATATTTCCGGGATATTCTTTAAGCATGTTGTAAATCTGTGCTGCGGCAAAGGTGTCTCCTCCCGGAGAGTGTATCTTTACGACAATGTCCTCATTTTCAGGACCACTGTCATAAAGCTCTGTCTTAAACTGTTTAGGGGTGATGTCGTCATCAAACCAAGAGGACTCTGCAATATATCCTTCAAGATGCAGGGTTCTAACAGGTGACTCTTCAGCTTCATTCACCACCCAGCGCCAAAATTTATCCATTAAATCTACCTCCTTTTTTGGCATAAAAAAAGCACTTCCCTATTTGAGAAATGCTGATGCTGCTTAGTATTAAATTTGTGAAATATTCCAATTTACATTTATTCTTCAGGCTTCTCACCACCTTCACCCATAGCTTTCTTGGCATAGGCCCCGGCCATCTTAAGAGGCAGCATGTTTCCGTTGATAAGATATAGGTCCCCACCATCTTTTTCGGAGATGGGATCCATATTCTCCATTCTTCTTACATCATTGACTGAAAAGAAACCGTTCTGAATACCGATAGAGTAACCGTCCATTCTTGATTTATAGTCTCCTCTCATAAGAGCTGATGCATTAAAGGACACAAAACACTGGCCTTTTTCTTTTTCAAGAAAGAGCCTTTTATTCATAGCCTGTTCTAATCTGACCAGCCATGGTCTTATAGTATGAACCACGAAGCTTATAGATTGGTTTTCAATATTTGAAAAGCTTGATTTACTAAGGTCCGCCACCATATGAGGAGGCACTTGAAAAATTCTACAGATTTCTTCAATCTGAAACTTCCTTGTTTCTAAAAACTGAGCATCAGAGTTTGGCATACTGATAGGCTGATACTGTAGACCGTCTTCAAGGACTGCCACCCTATTGCTGTTGCTGCTTCCTCCATAAGCCGTCTGCCACGCATCCCTAACCTTAGAAGGGTCTTTAATTGTTCCAGCTGTTGATAAAATACCACTTGGTGTGGCGTTGTTGGCAAAGAACCTGCCACCGTATTCTTCAGCTGCAATGTTTAATCCTATTGCATTTTTAGCAAGAGCCACCGGTGAGTATCCCATTACACCGTCAAATCCCAGACCAGGTACATGAAGGACATCTTCAGGACCTAAATAATGAGTTGCTCTGTCTTTACTGTAGGCGTAGTAGAGGTTCCCATTCTTGTCTCTATCCACAATCATTCTATCCGGAAGCAGTGGATATAGATGCATAACTTCTCCTTTTCCGTTTCTAATAATCTGACAGTAGGAATTACCCCAAAGTAGTATGTGGGTCATCATAGTTTCCCTTAAGGTGAAGGAAGTCATCTCAGAATTGGGTTCATCGTGAAGTAAGTTATATAGAGGATGGTTATACATCTTTTCCTTTCCATCACCTTTGTACTGATATGTATGTAAAGGTAATGATGCTACAGTCTCTGCTATTATTCTCACACAGGCAAAGACTGCTGTAGTCTGCATGGAACTTCTTTCATTTACAATTTTACCTGATATGCTTTGACCCATATAAAAGTTTGGCGCACTGCTGACACTATCTGTCGGCTCTGCCCTTGCCTTAAAGAGCCATTTGAAAAAGTTAGCCATAAGTTTATCCCTCCAAAATCTGCATAATAAAAGCACCCATTTTCATGAGTGCTATAGTCTTATTGTTTAATTTCTTAACCACTTATCATTAAATTTATCTCTAAATTCTTCCATCACATCTTCGAATCGAGGTAAATCTTCATTTTTTAGTCTTTTAGAAAAGTTTATAGCATTATCTGTCGACAAGGCTGACCAAAAATATTGTATCATTTTTTCTGCAGTTAATTTATTCATTCTAGTTATAGTTAGACGAACTCCACTTTTTACATTTTTAGAACTGTCAGTAGAATTTAAAACAGGATCAAATACTTTTTCATGTAAAAAATTCATAATCTCTTTTTCTTTTACACTATTAGCCATCATTATTACCTCCTCTGGTTTTCAAACGAATTAATTCACTAGCAGCTTTAAGCCTTCTTTCAGGATCTTCAGAACTTAGTTCACTCTCTAATATATTAAGCGCTTCACTAAATAAATTATCAAGCCTGTTTTTTTCGTTTTTATTAATATCGTTTTTTTTCAAATTTAAATTCTCAAAACTCTCCGCTTCGATATTACCTGGAAATTGACTTATAGTGTGACGATTATTAACAAATCTTTGCACTTCATCTTTTAAATCATTTATTCCTATTCTTTCTTTCCATTTTACTTTTCTTCTATGACAAGCTCCATCATTATCATTATCAAATTTTTTCTGATATTCATAATCGTCAACTATTCCTACGTGTATATCTTCACCTTCTTTAATAAGAACTATATCACCATTTTCCATTGTATTTGAGAATGCATTTACTTGACCTAAGTTATATCCTAAGGTATGTCCAGTATAATCAAATACATTCTGAAGTCTTTTTCTAATTTCATCTTTGTCCACATTGCTTAAGTCTCCAATTCCTGGCCATCCAATACATATAAATCCTTCATCTAAGAATTCTTCTAACCTTTCATGTCCATGTGGTTTAGTTTTCATTTGAAAAACTTTCATAGTTTCTCCTCCTTTGTATTTACCTTTACACTTTGTATTACGATTCGTTTATCATTTCTTGTTTTAATAATATCAGCCTTCATAAGGTTTGTCAAGGATTTTTTTCCTTTACAATTCATATATTTTCGTAAAGGAACAAAGAGGAATATTGTGTGATAGCAGTATCTAAACTTTTTCCTTATCTTATATATTCTAAATTTAGTTTAATTTTCATAAAATTATCATATCTCTCTTATCATAAATGGATCCATCATCCTCCGGTGGATTTACTGCAGCTCTGGCAAGGCCCATAATCATAGCCACAACACCATCTATTTTCTCGGAGGATTTTTCCTTATCTACTTTTATGTTTCCTGCCGGGTCTCTTCGAACCACTATATTATCTGCCATCCACCTAAGTACAGGATGACCTCCATGAGCAATCTGCTTACTTAGAATTAATCTCATTAAATCCTTTGTAGGCGGTGACATATCTTTAAACCCCTGACCGAATGGAACTACTGTAAAGCCCATACCTTCTAAATTCTGACTCATCTGTGTCGCACCCCACCTGTCATAGACAATTTCTCTTATGTTGTACTTCTCTCCCAGGTTTTCAATAAACTTCTCTATAAATCCATAGTGGACCACATTACCTTCAGTGACATTGAGAAGTCCCTGTCTGTGCCAGATATCGTAAGGAACACCGTCTCTTTTCACCCTTTGATGTAGGGTCTCCTCCGGCAGCCAAAAGTATGGTAGGACCTGATACTTGTCTCCTTCCTCTAAAGGCGGGAAAACCAAAACATAAGCGGTAATATCGCTAGTTGAGGATAGGTCCAGACCTCCGTAGCATATTCGTCCTTTAAGCTCTTCAGGGTCTACAGGATAATTACATAGATCCCACTTATCCATAGGCATCCACTTGATTTCCTGCTTCAACCACATGTTCAGTCGAAGCTGTTTAAACAAAGCAAGATCTGCCGGATCATCTTTAACTTGATTATAGTGTTCTCTGACTCTTTCTATAGTAATAGTATGACCAAGACTAGGGTTGGCCTTATACCAGTTCTTTTCATTTTCAATATCTGCATCATCATCCAGTCCGTAGATTATGGATAAAAATGTTGGATCAACTCTTTTACCTTCTAAGATGTTTTTAGCTTTTTGATGCATCTCCCAACCGTAACCGGAGAGTTGATTTCCAGCGGTGGTGAGATATAAAAACAAGGGTTGTGTTCTGGCATCTCCTGATCCGGTGGTAAGCATCTTAGCAAGATCCGGATTTGGATAGGTCCAAATTTCATCTAATATAACACAGGAAGCATTGATGCCGGACTTTGATTTAACATCTGAACTTAGGACCTAGTAAAAACTTCCTGTCTTTGGATACACTATTCTTTTTGTAGACCTTACCAGATTGGTTACTTTTGTTAATGTAGGATTTCCTTCTACAAAGTTAACGCTGGTATTAAAGATTATACTGGCCTGCTGTCTGTCACAAGCTGCTACATACACTTCTGCATTAGGTTCTCCATCAGCTAAAAGCATATATAGGGCAATGGCTGCTCCGAGCTCACTTTTTCCATTTTTCTTACCTATCTCTACATAAGCAGTTCTATATTGTCTTGTTCCATCTTCTCTTAAGGTTCCAAAGAGTTTTCTTACCAGATCCTTTTCCCAAGTAAGTAATTTAAAAGGCTGACCAGCCCATCTGCCTTTGGTCAGCTTCAGTTGTTCAATAAAGTTTATAGCGTGATTGGCATGAGCTTCACTATATGGCATATGGTCTTCCTCCTTTTAATCATCTTTGTTTTTTAATATATCTTCTACCCTTGGTACATTTAAAAGAAGACTTTCCATTGCGTCCCCTTTGATGGTGTTTCCTGCATTGCTTATGTTCAGTCTGCTTCTTGCCGACGGACTGAGTCCCAGCTCCGAGCAGAAGTTTCTCATCTGTTTTAGATTCTGTTGAGCAATAGAAACCTGAGGAATCTGCTGAATGTATCCTGAAGAAGTCTTTAAGATGGATCCGTGTTTTGAGATAAATTCCTCAGCCTCTTTCCATCTGGCGTAAGCTTGACAGTATCCAGCAAAGGCAGCCATGTCAACTCTAGTCAAAAGTCCCATGGCTTCCAGTTCTTTAGATAGTCTTCTCCATTCCTTTTTGGCATCTGGCTCCAGCCATGACGGGCACTTTGGTGCTTTTTGTTTAGGTTTAGGTTCATTTTTATTTAATGGTCTCTTACCAGGGTTCCCTTCAAGCTCTTTAACTGCTGTCGGTTTAGGTGGTCTTCCTCTACCTGCCATAACTTTCACCTCCTTTTTCTGCAAAGAAAAAAGACCCGTAGGTCTCTATCTAAAATTTAATATTATTTTTCTTTCCTACCTTCTTCTCTTCCTAATTCAAAGGCTAGTTCCAGCGCTTTCTTTACTCCCCATACAGAAACATCGTAAAAATCAAGGCCATCTGAGTTTCTTGTCTTAAGAGTTTCTATAAAGAGTTCTTCTTTTGCTATTTCTTCCAGTTTCTTTTCTATTTTTTTATCCATGGTTTTATTCTCCTCTTTTTTTGGTATGTACATATTAGCTCTAAAGAGAGAATATATCCAGTAATATTTTCTGCATACAAAGAATTTTATCTGCATAATTTTATCTATTTTTTATGCATATAACTTTTTAATCTCTAGATTACTTTCCACGAATTCCTTTATAATTAAAGTTACCTTTTCTAATCTCTTTCTGATCTGCTTCAACTGCCTTTTTGTATTCAGGATCCTTGGTTTCTTTTTCTTTGCAGCTCATACAAATACACTCTTCATTAAACATGGAGAGAATACGTCCGCCTTTTAAGCTTCCTCCACATCTATCGCAGTATTTCTTATTTAAAAACTTATCCATTTCATCCTCCTACTCTATATCTAC